AAAAGGCAATCTCCTTGAACGGTATCACACTAATTCCTTGGCGCAAGTTCTTGGGCTATGTGCGTGGACTACAGGGTTTGTATGGATAGAATATACTATAAATATTATATGGTATTAGAAGATGAATATTCTAATAACATGTCATAAACCACCCGGTTTTGAGCATCCAAACCTCTACCAATTAAATATAAATAAATATAAAAAAAATAAAACACGAAAGAATATTGCCAAAAAGCTGAATCATAAGGGAAATACTATATATTATTTAGATACTTCTGACCGTATTAGTTATTTAGACCACCGAACAATTCAAACCGGCAGAAATATCAACTTTGACACTATTTTGAGTTACATATAGCATTAATTTCATTATCTGTCAAACTAGTTATATTATCCTTCATAATATTTTTAGTATCATTAATGATATACGTTTCTTCTAATATTTCTGTTAAAGGTACGATAAACACCTTAAAAGCATTCTTTTTTTGCTCAAGACATTTTAGCATATGGTTATTTTTAATATTTATCTGATTCTCGTTATCTATCAATACCATTTGTTTAGGCATATATTTTTTTTACTTGAATCAATTTTTTGCCGTCAAGTGCCGGATTGAAATGCTCGTTGGTCTAAATAATACTGGTAAGGAAATTACGATTGAACCACCCCCAAATACTACTCCAAATTGGTTTTCAACGTGGAAAAATGTTCCTGATAATTCTATGGATATTATTTGGGGTCAGAATTGCCCAATATTAGACCCTTTTCAACTTGAGGATTTTTGGCAAATTCATCTAAATTTTGATAAAGATAATATAGAATTAGCTAGTTTCTTAGGACCTCCTGGTTCTATAAATGATATATGGCGCGATTTATTGGGAGAAGGAAGACGTATTTTAAAAGAAGGGGGGAAACTAATTATTCCATATCCAAATCGCGACGATAAAGTAAGTGATATTGGACAAATAGCACTTATTGCTAGAATTATTAATATGGAAACTATTCCAGAGTTTCTATATAAAATTAATGTTATAGAACCACTGACTGATGACCATACTCACTATTTAAAAAATTTGTTCCTTGTAAATGCTCATAATGTTTATAGAGAAAGAAATGGTATTCCTGTTAATCTTCAAAGCAATTATAAGTTTCTGATCTTTGAAAAACCCTAACATACTGAATGTGTATAGTCCCTCTACAGTGGAATCATCGTGGTTTGTTTCTTTACCAAGAAACAAACTGCTCAGGATTCCACTACAGTGGAATCATCGTGTCCGTATAATACACTGCCTTTAGTCCATACTCTCGCATACACTTCTGGAGGAACAGATGACAATCCTCGCACGGCTTACTCGGCAGAACGTGAACAGACGACAGTCGCCATACACAGAGCACCGCATCCCTTAGCTTCGTCACATCGCCCAGCTTCTTCACCACAGCCTTCTCTGCGTGAATCGTATTGTCTGAATACCCAGACCCACGACTCCTCGTCCCAAGACTATTTGTTGCCTTTGCGATAACCTTCCCTCGCTTCATAATGACCGCAGTATGAAGCGATGACTTGTGGGGGCGATGCTCCCTACACGGCGCCACTGGAGCGCTATGCTCTCGAATAATCTTCGTCATCATCGTGCTAGGATTAGGCATATTGACGTGCAGTTTGGATACTTGGAGTTGTCACCGACGGTTGCTCAATTTTTTTTAATGGCGCCTTTACCCGCAAATACATCCCATCAATTTCCATCCCTTTTTCTCTCAATACTTCACGAGCTGAAATGCCAGCACCATTAGGAAGATCTGGATTCGCACCGTGTCTAAGAAGCAACAAGACATTTCGTATCCGCATAACACTATACTGCGTAAAGGTCAAAAAGGTTCCATCTCCTGCAATTGCTTCGTGAAGAAATGTATTTCCCAGCGTAGACCGATACGAATTCAAGTCTGGTTTTGATTTCAATAGAATTGTCAAAATACTTGGTTGTTCAATAAATAGTGCGTGGGAAATTGGCGTCATTGCTTTTCCAGTATACGGCTGAGTAAGATCGCCATAGGTTTTCATCAGGGTTTCCACTTGCTCATCTTGATGACTGGAAATTGCCAGTGCCATTGGGTGTGGCTTGGGCTGTTGAAACGAGAAGCGTCGGTTTCCTTTCAACGTAGACAGCCACATTAGTTATCTATCCAGAGTATAGTTTAGACCAAAAAAATTGAGAAAATTAACTATACTAAATCCAAGCAGAAATGGACTATTCACGTAAGAGCCTTATGGAACGCACAATGGCTGCCATCCAGAAGCTAGACAAGGAGCGCATTCATAACGCGGTTGAGCAATGTATTCAGTGTGTCAATCGCAGTGTGGAACAAGGAAACTGGGCATGTTTTACTACACTAGACCATCCCATCGAAAACATTGAATGTCTACGGAATCGTCTACGAAGCGTGTTTGTGGATTGTGCAGTCAAAGTCACTCACGACCATCTGGGAAAACTTGAGGTGATGATCACGTGGTCTTAATGCCGCATCTGAGGCGGAAAGATAGGCTGACGCTCTAGACGAGAAATACAGAACAGAAATCCAGCAATAAGAGCGTAGAGACCAACTACACAAAGAGTAGATGTGGAGTCTAGATGAGGACGACCAGGAACAAAATAGAGTTCATCCATTATAGTATACTAACTACAATGGTTTAGACTCACCAGTGGTTACTCACCAGTAACCGGTCGTTCTTAACTTCGTTAAGAACTAGGGGCTACTCACCAGTAGCCCGTCGGTTCAGTAAACTGAACCCAGTGGTTACTCACCAGTAGCCCGTCATATCAATAATCTCCTTTTTCCGTTGTTGCGCCTCTTGTTGCATCGCATACCAATCAGACGCATCAGGAACGTGACTGGTTGCGAGCTGAACCATCTCACCACCTTGAGCGCCAAACAATTCACGTACCGGAACAACCACCGCAATAAGCATTCCAGCAAATGAAATCAGAAAGAGACTGATAAAGATCGTAGCAATAGGAGATAGCTTAGCCATTCTACCTAGCGCCGTGAATTCTTGCGAGTCTTCTTTGCCTTTTTGGACTTCTTATGGTTGCGTTTGCCTCCCTTGCGAGTCTTGAACGGATACGATGGGCAAATAGATGGCATTCTACGGTAAAGGGAGATTATCTAACGCCAGACTGCATTCCAGCGCAGTCTCAGGATACACAGAATAGGTTGTCAGCCACCTCTGTACTTTGGCCGCACCAATCAACTCACGCGCCTCAAGTGTATCAATCCATTCCGTACGAATTGCCCTATACAACCGATGAATGTCAGCCATATCCGTTTCATTTTCAGCTAGAACAAGAAGTTCAGTACGAAGCTGTTCAACAATACCACGATTCAAGCCCTTTTCCAGAAATTTTCGTTCTAAGACCAGAACATCACCAGAAAATACAGCATCACGACTTTTCAGCGTAGCAAAATCAATCATACGTACTCTTCCGTCTTCATCCAGTACCAAATTTTTGAAATGTAAATCCATATGAAAAAATCTCCGATTAAACCAAAGTAAGTAGGGAAGAAAATTATGGATTGCTTGAATACACGGCAATAAATTTGCTAGGCGCAACTCACGAGTTCGGGTTAGAGCGCGGAGATTAATACCACCATACCGATAAATTCCTTGATACCGAAACTCAAGACGATTTGCTGGGGGCTCAACACGACAAAAATCTAGCATATAGAGCGTAAATTCATTACCAGGATCTAGTTGTCGTAACTCTGCTGCTGCTTCAGACTCCTTTTTGATCTCATCCCACGTTGTTAACTTTCCAACAAATTCCTCTGAAGTGTAGTTTTGGCGAAGACCATCACAAGGTTTTGGAGGCCGATACACAATGCCAAATCCACCACGATTTAGCCACTCGTGCTCCGCATTATTGTTGGAGTTATTATTGGAGTTTCCTCGTGAACCATTTCTGGACATCCTAATACATCCGTAGCTTTCGGCGGCCTCCCACTTGAGGCGCAGCACACAAGGGATTTACAAACCAAGCATAATATGGGTAATAGATTCCACTGAAGAAAAAGGCTAAGAGTGAGTAGATAAAAGCTACACCACCATTTCCAGTGGAAACATTATAGCAATAACTCAACTTGGCCGCGCCATAGGAATACATAAACGAAAGCAATAGGCCAAAGAGTACACTCAGTACAGCAAGAATACCAAAGGACTGAAGCTTTTGCTCTTCACCTTTTTGTAATTCAGGATTGATTACAGGGACACTTTCATCCTGAAACCCCTCTTTGCCGAGTACCGCACGCCACAGGTTTCGGAAATAGGTTTGGATTGTCATTCTATTTCTAGCTAGTAAAATTGAGGATGGGTATCTCAGAATGAACACCCACGTGTAGAATGGCCTACTGGACGACGCAAGAAGAAAATTACTTTCTAGATCTCCTTGAACAACGACTCCCCCTTGACACTATCGCACGACTTCTACAGCGCAGTCCTGATGAACTGGTGGACAAACAACGCAAGTTTGCTTGGCTGATGCTAGATGCCGCACTGACCACACAGGACATTATGGAGATGACAGGTCTCTCCTTCTTTGAAGTGGACTACCTGCGACGCAAAAAATTGTATTCTAGCCGTCATTCAAGAAGTAACAAGCAATGAGTGTCAGCGCAGAGGATGTCCAACGAACAAACTATTATGTCCTGCTGAATGAGCTAGAATGGCTCACTCGGCAGTATCAACGAGAGTGGGAGAATTGTAAGAAGCGAGGTGTAGACCCCCAGCGGAGTATCGCCATTGAAACAATGAATGTGGAATTACACTTGCTCAAACACGAAATCGCTGAAGCAGCAAAGCGTTTACCTCCCGAAGGAAAATCAGTACACTAAAGAGATGGCCTTACTTGATCCTGTAAATAATCTAGGAAATAATCCACTGGGGGCGGTCCAAGAAAATGTGTTTGTCAATCGTGAAAATAATCTTGGGAATAACCCTTTGGGTGCAATCCAGCCCAATGTGTTAGATTTTGCGCCGATGCCGAATGAATTACGAATGTTTTTGATTCAGAAAACTAGTAACATTCTTCATGATCTGGAAGCAGACCGAGATGAGATTGAACAAGGAGAATGGGATGATGAGCGTGTAGCCCATATTGCAGATATACAAGGGAGAATTGACCGATTTCGGACAACCCTTGACCAAATTCAACGAGGAATGCGCATTTCAAGACGTGACCATATAAGAGCTGTTGCTGGGTGGATTAATGAATCACGTAATCCACTTGCTCCACTGTGGAGACAATATTTTCGCGCACAATATCCTGAGTTTGCTGTAATTTTCCAAGAGCCAGCACGCAGATTTTGGCGAAATAACAACAGCAATAACGATAGCACATTGAGCGCCAACAGTAATAACTTCAATGATGAAGATGGAAAGAATGACGATGAGCCAGCTCCAGCTAATCTGCTTGCCGCTGCTCCCCAGTGGCGTGTTCAAGGACCAGCACCAGCAGAAAACAGAAATGCTCGTGCGGCACGCATCTTCCAAGCTGGAGATTTACAACAAATTCGTGAAGATCTACAAGCTCAACTTGATGGTCTCAATGAACTATTACAGGGTGAAAATGCCGATGAAGAACAACGACTTTTTGATCTAGGCAGACGGTTACGTCTCCAACAAGGACTTAACAACATTGATGCTGGTCGTTTTCCAGATGATGGACATCTCTGGGATTTAGTGGATAGGCTAGAAGATATGCCTATTGGGCCTAGAATTCGTGAATTCCTTAATAGAAATGCTCCAGCTCCAGCTCCAGCAGCAGACAACCGAAATGCGCGTGCGGCACGCATCTTACGTGATGGAGATTTTGAACGTCTTCGTGAAGAGCTTGAGGCTAAACTTAATGACCTAAATGAAGAAATGGAAAATATGGATGAAGAAGCACGACTTGGCCGATTACCTGAACGAGTAGAACTTTTACAAGCAATCCAAGATTTGAATGCTCGGCGTTTACCACGTGATCACGACCTTCTATGGGAATTAGCTGATATACTAGAAGATTTACCTGTTGGGCAAAGACTTCGTGATGTTTTACAGGGAGAAAATGCTGGAAATGCTGGAAATAATGACGAAGATGCCGACGGAAAGGAAGATGATGAAGAAGAACTTGAACTCATAGAGGCAGATGATGAAGCTGAGCGACAAAAGTGGGGATTATCTCTTTTTACAAAAAATGAATTAGATACAATAAATTGGTACGTAAATGACTTTAGAGAGGCGGTAAATGCTGGAAATATTAACT